TTCAGCAACCTTGTGTTCTCGGCTCAATCAGCGCGTGAGGCGCTTGGCACCTTGTTCCAAGACATTGCCAAATCATTTCAGAACATGGTGATTCAAATGATCAACGATTACCTGAAGTTGCAAATTATGACCTTCTTTAGGAATCTTTTTGCCCCTGCGCCCGTCAGTGTTGCTGGCAATTACTTTGGCGGTGGTACGCCCAGCATGTTCACCAACCCTTCGTTCGGTGTAGGCACTGGAAGTTTTGGTGGTTCGTTGCTGCCCAGCTTTGCAATGGGTGGAATCATGACTGCCAACGGTCCGCTCAAGCTCAAACGCTACGCCGCTGGTGGCATTGCAACTGGTCCACAGCTCGCCATGTACGGCGAAGGAAGCCGTCCTGAAGCGTATGTGCCTCTGCCTGATGGCCGCAGCATTCCAGTGACGATGAACGGCGGTGGGGTCGGTAATGTTGTTGTGAATGTCGATGCCAATGGCAGCAACGTTGAAGGCAACGGTCAACAGGCCAATGCACTTGGCAAGGCAATCGGCATCGCCGTTCAGCAAGAGCTGATCAAGCAGAAACGTCCCGGAGGCTTGCTCTCGTAATGGCCACTTTCAACGACGCCACTGTTGGCACTAGCACAGGCGGCACCACGCCTGATTTTGGTGCGTCACGTAAAAGTCAACCCAATGTGCGCAAGGTGCAGTTTGGTGATGGCTACGAGCAACGTCTGACCTATGGGTTAAATCAAAATCCACGCATTTGGGATTTGACTTGGACAGCCAAGGACAGCACAGATGCAGATGCGATTGAGGCGTTCTTTGATGCACGAGCTGCTGACAACGCCAGCTTTGATTGGACGCCATTGGATGAAGCAACCGCCTACAAGTGGGTTGTGGAGAGTTGGTCGCGTGATCTGCGTTACGCCAATGTGAATACCATTACGGCTACTTTCCGCCAAGTATTTGAACCCTGATGGCCTATACCGCTTGGGCTGCCACTACTGCCAAAAGCGTCGGTGATGTTGTCCGCGCCACAACGCAGACCGGCTTCGGCTTTGTTTTCCGCTGCATCGCCGCTGGCACCACCGGTAGCACTGAACCCGTATGGCCGACCAAGCTCTACAAGACTGATGACGGCGATGAGCTTGAAGGATACGTTGTTGATGGCACCGTCACCTGGGCGGCGGTCAGTGCGGTTAGCGAGGAACTGCAAAAGATCAATCCAAGCGCGATCATCGAACTGTTCGAGCTGGCGCTGATCTCAGGGTTGCACTACGACCCGGGCAGTCCACCGGCCACCACCACCTATCGCTTTCACGCTGGCACCAACGAACTATCCGGCAACGTCGTGTGGGCGAGCAATACCTACAGTCGATTCCCCGTGCAGGCTGAAGGCTTTGAATACTCTGGCACTGGTCAACTGCCGAAACCCAAGCTGACGGTTGCAAACCTGAACGGCTTGCTGACACTGGCTCTGTTGGATGTAAATGCCTACACGCCGGGCAATGATCTAATCAACGCACGGGTGACACGCATCCGTACCCTGAAGAAATACCTAGATGCCAGCAACTTCACGGGTGGCACGAATCCAACGGCTGATCCCTACGCCGAGTTTCCACGGGAGATTTACTTCATCTCGCGCAAGACCGTTGAATCACGAGATGTAATTGAGTGGGAACTGGCAAGCGCCTTTGACATGCAGGGCATCCGCGCACCAAAGCGGCAGGTGGCACCCCAATGCCAGTGGAAATACAAAGGGACCGAGTGTACTTACGCTGGCGCTTTGCCGACCTGCGCGAAAACGTTGGCTGATTGCGAGGCGCATTTTGGCACCGGTGTGCCTTTACCGTTTGGCGGCTTTCCTGGAGCGGGGCAATTCACATGATCACCGACAAACTCAAAGCTCAAATTGTTGAATATGCCCAACTTGCCTATCCCCGCGAGGCGTGTGGATTGTTGGTGGTGGTCAAGGGTCGCAAACGTTTCTGGCCGTGCCGCAATTTGGCAGATCGCCCAGACGATTACTTCCAGCTCCATCCTGAGGACTATGCCGCTGCCGAGGATGCAGGCGAGATCATCGCGGTGATTCATAGCCACCCACATACCAAGCCGCAACCGAGCATGGCGGATCAGGTGGCGTGCAACCGCAGCGGCCTGCCTTGGCTGATCGTCAACCCCATCACGCAGCAATGGGGCGAGGCGCTGCCGAACGACTACAAGCCACCGCTGATCGGGCGTGAGTATTGCTGGGGCAGTTTGGACTGCTGGAGCTGCGTGCGTGACTGGTACAAGGAGGAATGGGATCTTGACCTGCCTGATTGGGACCGCCCCGCCCGTGATGGCTGGGACGAAGCGCCACGGTTCATAGAGCTGTATGAGCAGGCTGGCTTCCATGAGGTGAGCTTCAGGTCGATGCAGCCTGGCGATGCGCTGCTGATGTCCATCGGCAAAACCAAGGGACTCAACCATGTTGCTGTTTATCTGGGCGATCAATATGTGCTGCACCACATGACGGGAAGGCTGTCCAGCCGTGACTTATTAGGGGACTGGCTCCTAAAATGCACAGGGAAGGTGCTGCGACATGAGAGCCGTTAAGGTCTACGGGCAGCTCGCAGAACACCTCGGGCAACGGGTGTTTCAGGCTGATGTGGCCAGTCCGGCTGAGGCAGTGCGTTTCCTGTGCGCCAACTTCCGTGGCTTGGAGCAATGGCTGATCGACAGCGCCCAGGACGGCATCGGCTTTCGCGTGATGGTGGGCAAGACCAAGGTTGGCGAGGACGACTTTGCGATGAGCTGCTCGGATGATCGAGCAATTTCGATCACGCCGGTGCTGGCTGGTGCGGGTGGTGGAACTGGTCAGATACTGGCTGGTATTGGTTTAGTTGCAGCGGCCATTGTGCTTGGACCAGCAGCAGGTGGTTTTCTGGGTTTAGGTGCTGGTTTAGGCGGTGCAACTGGCGCTGGAGCTGCAGTTAGTTTTGGCTTGGTTGGAGGTGGATTTGCTTCTGCTATTGGATTTGCAGGTGTAGCAATGGCACTGAGTGGTACAGCTTCTCTTCTTTCTTCTAATTCCGCTGTCAATCAACAGACAACCGCAACGCAAACCGCCAGCGATCCACGCAAACTCCAATCTTTCAACTTCAGCGGGATTCAAAATACCAGTGTGCAAGGCACGCCCATTCCATTGGTCTACGGACGGATGTATACGGGCAGTGTTGTAATTAGCGCAGGTATTTCAACCTCCAGAATCCGATGACGAAGAACAACCAAATCATCGGCTCTGGTTTCGGTGGTGGCGGCGGAGGCGGCAAGGGTGGCGTAGGCGCTGGTTCGCCTAGCTATTCCCCGCCAACTACTGCAGCAGACACGCTGGCATCCAAAGCCTATGCCCGTGTGCTGGATCTGATCAGCGAAGGCGAAATCGAAGGTTTAGCTAATGGCAACCGCTCGATCTTTTTCAATAACACGCCACTCGTTAATTCTTCCGGCAACCCAAACTTTTCTGGGTTTACCGTAAGCACCGCACTTGGAACACAAGCGCAGGAATATCTACCCGGCTTTTCCAATGTTGAAGAGGAGTTTCAAGTTGGTGAAGTTGTCGAAGCTGAAAACAACATCATCGGCGCTTGGAGCCGTGACTGGGATTCGGCGTCTTTCACCAGAAGCGGCAGCGACATAACTGTGACTTGGCCATCGCACGGCATGACCACCGGCGACACAGTGTTTCTCAATTTTGAGGATTACAACTCGCCGCATGACAAGCTCTACACCCTGACTGGCGCAGCGACCAATACCTTCACCGTCACGCGTCACGACAGCACTTTTACCTATACATCCGGTGATGTGTACGCCATCCGCCCGTGGCTAAAGATCACGGCTAGCGGCACTTGGACTGCAGGCACCAATGTCTACATCGCATATCTGACCGGGGCAAAAATTAACTCGGGTGTCTCGACAATCCTTTCCACACCAGCGCCTACCGGCACCTACTTCTACGTCACCTTTACCGATCTGCCGGGCAAGATGACCGACGCCAAGGTGAATGGCGGGCAAGTCCGGGTCACCAACGCAACCTATACAAAATCAGGCTCCACCATCACGATTAACAAAACCAGCCATGGCTACACGCCTGGCATGACTACACGACTCACATTCCGCACTGGATCGCTGCAGGGTGTAACGCAGACATTTGATGTCGTCACTGCCACGACCAACAGCTTTACAGTCACGCGCACCGAAGGCGCCAACACTGGCACTGGCACGTATTACGTCGATGTGCCGATCACCGCTGGAGCGATCACCCGGACCATCACCAACGACGAGGTGGATCGTGTGCGTGTCACGCTGTCGGTTCCAGCACTACAAAGCATCGATGACCAAGGCAACATCAAAGGCTCGCAGTTTCGATATGCCCTAGATGTGCAGCTTGATGGTGGTGGCTATCAGCAATACACACAAGAACTGCTGAAGGGCAAAAGCTCTGGCGGTTACAACTTTGCCCGAGAAATCAATCTTGCCGAGGTAACCGGCTGGGATTCCGCCACGATCTCCAATAACTTTCCCGTTGATATTCGTGTTCGCCGCATTAGCGAAGATTCAGCATCCGCGAAGAACGCCAATAGCTTTTCTTGGCTCAGCTACACCGAAATCACTGACGCCAAACTGCGTTATCCAAACAGCGCCCTGATTGGCCTAGAGATCGACGCGCAGCAATTCAACTCTATCCCCACACGTACCTATGACATCAAGGGCATCAAGATCCGCATCCCGAGCAATGCCACAGTTGATTCTGAAACTGGGCGGCTGATTTATTCCGGTGTTTGGGATGGCACCTTTGCAGCAGCTACATGGTGCGCCTGCCCTGCATGGATCCTGTGGGATCTACTGACCAACCGCCGCTACGGCTTAGGCGAACAGATCCTGACGGATGCAGAGAAGGCCAGCTTTAACGGCAATGCCAGCCGCCTCGATAAGTGGAGCTTTCTTGCCGCCAGTCAATATGCCAACGAACTGGTCAGCACTGGCTTGGATGATCCAACCGAAGAGGCGCGGTTCTCCTGCAACGTCAGCATCCAAAACGCAGAACAAGCCTTTGAGCTGGTCAATAAACTACTCGGCGTTTTTCGCAGCCAAGGGTATTGGTCAGGCGGTAGCGTCACGCTGGCACAAGATCGCCCACAAGATTCGTCCTATGTTTTTGGTGCTGCCAATGTGATCGGCGGCAACTTTACCTATCAGGGCAGCGATGTTCGCACCCGCCCGACCGTGGTAGCTGTCCGCTACCTCAACCGCGACACCCGCGACACTGCCATCGAAGTGGTTGAAGACGCTGATCTCATCAACAAATACGGAATCGTCAAGGAAGAAATTGAAGCCTTCGCCTGCACCAGTCAAAGTCAGGCTGCACGTTTAGGTCGCTGGCTGCTTTATACAAACCAGTACGAAACAGAAACCATCAGCTTCGCCATTGCCGTTGAATCTGGCGTGGTGTTGCGCCCTGGAATGATCATCGACATCAGCGATCCAACCCGCGCTGGTACGCGCCTATCGGGTCGGGTGAGCAGCGCAACGACCACCACTGTTGTGATCGACGCAAACCGCACCGTTACGCCGGGTGACACGTTGACCGTCATCCTGCCCAACTCGCTGATCGAAACCAGCACGGTCCTGACTTACGACAGCACCACCAAAAACATCACGGTGGTTCCAGCTTTTAGCGAGGCACCGCAAGCCAACGCACCATGGCTGCTGACGACCAGCAATGTTGAACCATCAAGCTGGCGCGTGCTTTCCGTTACGGAGGACAGCGGCGAAGGCACCTACGGCGTCACGGCTCTGTCGTACAACAGCAGCAAATATGCCTACGTCGAATCTGGCGAGGAGCTGCAGTTCCGCGATACCACGGCACTGGATGAGGTGCCTGATTCACCGACCAACATTGTTCACACCGAAAGCCTTTACGTCGATAGCAACATCGTTTTCACGCAGGTTTCAATCGGCTGGTCGCAGGTAGATCGTGCCGTTTCCTACCAAGTGCGGTATCGCGTTACTGACGGCAACTGGATCAGCCTGCCAGAAGTTGAAGCAGCGCAGGTCGATATTTTTAACGCACCAGAAGGCAACTGGGAAGTTGAGATCACAGCCGTTACAACAGCCGGCAAGTTGTCGATCCCAGCACCAGCGTCCTTCACGGTCATTGGTAAAACCGCCATCCCGGCTGACATTGCTGCGTTGGACATCAGCCAAACGGACCAGCAAACCGCTGAACTGTCCTGGCCGCAGTCCGCTGATCTGGATGTGATTGTTGGCGGCAAAATCATTGTTCGCCATACGCCAGACACCACCGGCGTGGAATGGCAGAACACCAACGACATCATTGCTGCTGTTGCGGGTAGCTCCACCTCAGCGCAGGTGCCATTGCTTGCTGGAACGTATCTGGTCAAGGCTGAGGACAGCAGCGGCAACCGCTCTGAAAATCCTGTGACCGTGCAGGTGACACTGCCAGAACCGCAGTCACCGCTGACCGTCATCACCTTCAACGAGGACACAACAACGCCACCTTTTGAAGGCAACCTGACCAACATGCTTTACGACGCAGTGCAAGATGCGCTGATCCTCGACCAAGGCACCTACATCGATGAGCTGGCCGTGGATGGCGATTTTGATGCCCTCGCCAGCATTGACAGCATTGGCGGAATCGTTGCGCTGGGCGAGTACGAGTTCGGCAGCACGCTGGACCTTGGCGGTACCTTTGACGCTGACATCCGCGCCAGATTTGTCACCCGCGCCTTCCTGCCTGGAGACTTCTGGGACGACAAGACCGAGCTGATCGACCTGTGGCCTGACATTGACGGCGGCAACTTGGATCAGGTGAACGCGACCCTGTATGTCCGCAGCACGACCGACGACCCCACCACCAACAACCCGGCCTATACGGAGTGGCACCCACTGGTCAACGGCACCCGTCAGGGTCGTGGTTTCCAGTTCAAGGCCGTTGCCACCAGCAGCAGTCCTGACCAGAACATCTTGATCGACGAGCTGGGCGCCACGGTTGAGCTGCAACGCCGGCAGGAGACCGGCAACAACCTCAGCAGTGGTGCTGGGGCTTATGCCGTCACCTTCACGAACGCCTTCTACGCCACGCCTAGTATTGGGATCAGCGGGCAGAACATGGCCACCGGCGATTACTATGTGTTGTCGTCTATCAGCCGCACAGGCTTCACGGTCACTTTCCGCGATTCAGGCGGCACCGCCGTGTCACGGACTTTTGACTACACCGCAGTTGGCCACGGCAAACAACTGCCCTAAAATCTTTGTATCACAGGTGCCGTCATGGCTCAGCACGATTACGTCCTAAGCAACCAGAGCGGTGCCAGCTTTAGGTCGGATCTGAACAACGCCCTGTCGGCAATCGTCAGCCAGAACAGCGGCGCGGCTGAACCCAGCACCACCTACGCCTACCAGACCTGGGCGGACACCACAAACGGTGTCATGAAGATGCGGAACGGGGCAAACTCCGCATGGATCACGCTGTACCAACTTGATGGTGAGTGGTCCACCATCGCTTTTGAGAACGGTTCGGCTGCTGCTCCGTCCATCTACTTCAAGGACAGCGGCACCGATACCGGCTTCTATAGCAGCGGCACTGATGCTGTTGATATTTCCACGGGTGGCACTCGCCGCCTTGGTGTTGCCAGCTCGGGTGATGTCACCGTCTATGGCGGCAATGTCACGCTGAACGGCCAAGGTGATCTGCGACTGGCTGATTCGGATAGCAGCAACTGGATTGCATTTCAGGCACCATCCACGGTTGCAAGCAACGTCACTTATACGCTGCCCAGCGCAGACGGCACTGCCAACTATGTGCTGGCAACAAACGGCTCTGGCACGCTGAGCTGGAACGCCCCTGGCGGTACTGAAATCTCAACGGGCAATACTTCTGCCACAGTTGTTGATACCGGCAGCGACGGTCACTTCAAGGTAACGACCGAAGGCACTGAGCGATTGCGCGTCAATGCAGCAGGCAACGTAGGGATAGGGACTAGTAGCCCTAGCTATTTGCTTGATGTAAATGGGACTATTGGTGCAGGCACTTCCGGTGGCGTTGCTATTCAGCTTGCAAATGGTGCCGCAATTCGCAATAGCGCAGCCGCTGCAAATACTATTTACTTCGACACCAGCTTTGGTAGTGCAACGCATGGCTCGTTTGAGTTCCGTAGTAGCAATGCCGGAACTACACGGATGCTTATTGCCAATGACGGCTCCATCTCTTCTGTCATCCCAGGTGGCTCTACTCTTTACCCACGATTTGGCTGCCGCGCTTGGGTGAACTTCGCCGGGGGTGCTAACACTAACTTGACTGGCACCTATTCACAGTCAGGAACTACGGTCACCGTTACCGCAACGGCACATGGTTTGATCGCCGGTAATACTGTCTTTGCGGACATCACCAGCGGCACTGGAGTAGACGGCACTTATACAGTTGCAACTGTCACAGATGCCAACACATTTACCTATACGGCTGGAACAAGTTTGACCACCAGTGGCAACATCACACTAGTACGCAACACAATCCGTGCCAGTGGCAACGTAAGCAGCATTACGGATAGAGGCGTAGGAGCTTATTCGGTGAACTTTACGACGGCTATGCCAGATGCGAATTATGCCGTTGTTGGCATTGCCGATCAATCAGCCAATGTAAACACCACCGTAGGCGATCACAACGTTGCTTTGACAGGAGGCGGCGGCAACTCTACAACGGCTGCTCCTATCTACATCATTGGTCCTCTGGGCAACAATTTAGCAGCAGCTTTTTATGATGCTCAAACAGCCTCCGTCGCCATCTTCCGCTAACCCATCATGAAACGAATCATCTACCAAAACGAAAACGGCGGCATCTCCGTCATCATCCCCACCGGCGAGCTTCCCATCGAGGACGTTGCCCAAAAGGATGTGCCTGCTGGTGTCCCTTACCTGTTGGCCGATGTCGCTGACATCCCCGACGACCGCACCTTCCGTGGCGCCTGGGAAGCCGACTTCAGTAACCCTGACGGCTACGGCATCGGTGCCGACGCTTACTTCGCCGCCAAGGAGGCAGCCCAATGATCACCATCAACCTGGACAAAGCCAAAGCCATTGGTCACGACAAGCGCCGCGCAATGCGGGCTGAGGAGTTCAAGCCCTACGACGAAGTGATCATGAAGCAAATCCCTGGCGCTGATCACACGACTGCTGAAGCTGCTCGTCAAGCCATCCGCGACAAGTACGCCTTGATTCAGGATGTAATTGAAGGGGCGTCTACTCCAGAGGAGATTAAGTCTGCTCTCGATGCAGCGTAGTCCTACTCACTTCCATGGCAAACACAAGCATTTTATACTGGCAATATAAAGGTAACAACTAATGGCTAAAGTTCGTATTAATGGGGATACATCTGGTTACATCGAATTAGCTTCCCCTGCTGCTGCTGGATCCAATACCATTACCCTTCCGTCGAGTAACGGTAGTGCTAACCAGCTGCTTAAAAACAGTGGTACAGCTGGGACCTTGGACTGGTCCACACTCACTGAAGATTCCAGTGGGAACTTAAATATTGATAGTGGGACGTTATATGTAGATGCAACAAATAACAGGGTAGGGGTTGGCACTACTAGCCCTGGCCATGCGTTGCATGTAAGCAACGGAAACGACTCGGCTTCTGGCGAATTTGTTGGTATCACAATAGGCGGTACAAATAGCGGAAATGCCCGAACTGGTTCAATCATAAAAGATACGACTACGTTTGACTTAATTTACAGAAATCAGAACTTTAGCTCTGCTCTGGGCGCTCATGTGTTTAGAAATGGTCCTAGTGAGCACGCCCGCATCGACAGCTCGGGACGCTTGTTAGTTGGCACGTCTTCTAGTCGCAGCAATAATTTGTTTGGTGAGTCACAAACACAGATAGAAGGAACTACTAGTCCCACTTCATCTATTTCCGTTATTCGAAACTCCACCAACGCTGCATCCGGCGGAATTTGCCTCGCAAAAACTCGGGGTTCTAGCGCTGGATCTGCGACAGTTGTTCAAAGTGGAGATCCTCTTGGCTTTATAGATTTTGAAGGTGCTGACGGCACGAGCTTAAAGCGTGCAGCATCTATTGCATGTGAAGTAGATGCCACCCCCGGCACCAACGACATGCCGGGCCGCTTAGTGTTCTCCACTACCGCAGATGGTGCGAGCAGCCCGACGGAGCGGCTGAGGATTAATTCAAGTGGTCAAATTCTTGTTAATACAACCAGCGCCTCAAGTGGTGGCTTTGTTTCAACTACTTTTTTTGTTGTTAATTCGGGTGGCGCTCCTTGCGCTGGCTTCAGGCGCTCTGACTCATCAGGAACGAATGAGTACATTCGATTCACCGACGGCGATGATACGGATTGCGGATCTATTGATGTTAATGCAACGGCAAATACAACTGCTTATACAACATCATCGGATTACAGGCTCAAGCAAAATGTGCAACCTCTGCAAAATACAGTTGCACGCTTAAAGTCACTTAAACCGTGTTCATGGGAGTGGATAAATGCGCCCGGTGTAATGGGCGAAGGTTTTATTGCACACGAAGCGCAGGCTGTGGTTCCAGAAAGTGTTACTGGCGCCAAGGACGAAGTAGATGCTGACGGCAAACCTATTTATCAAGGTATAGACCAATCCAAGCTGGTTCCGCTGCTGACCGCTGCGCTGCAGGAAGCAATACAAAAAATCCAACAATTAGAAACCTTAAACGCTTCGTTTGAAGCACGTCTTGCTGCCCTGGAGGTGAAGCCATGAGTACCCTTAAAGTAATCCAAATTCAGCACCCAAGTGCTGCCTCTGCTGCTCTCACCCTGGATTCCAGCGGTAACCTTACTACCAGCGGTACCCTTACCTTCCCTGCAGGCTCGGCATCTGCACCAGCTATTCAAGCCACTGGCGATTCAAATACCGGACTCTTCTTTCCCGCAGCAGATACCATCGCATTTGCAGAAGGTGGTACTGAAGTATTAAGGATTGATAGTTCTGGTCGGGTTGGTATTGGTACCAGTAGTGCCAGCGGAATGTTACATGTTAAAGGTACAAATCCGCAACTTATTGTTGACACTCTTGATGCATCAACGGAACCACGCATTCGTCTTTATAAAAATGGTTCTCCGGTTGGTCAACTTGGAGGCGAAAGCGGTACTACTCGACTTTTGGCCGAAGGTGCGTTCCAGATCATGACAAACGGCGGCACAAATGCCGTCTATGTGGATAGCTCACAGCGAGTA